TTTCCCTTCGGATGCAGTAGAAGGATCATATGTATTAAGAGTAGATTTTTTACCTAACAGACTGTTTAGACTTACAGGTAGTAGATGGCAAAAAGTTGAAGATGATGTACGTCGCAATCCAACACCAGGTGCAGCAGGACAAAAGAGTCTTAAGAGTGGATTTATCAACAACACAGATACAACTACGCAGGATGACAACACTGTTATTTCACAGCGTCAAGCACTCAGCAAAGCACTTGAAATACAGGAGGACAATGACTAATGCCACAAATGTTCTTTTATGACGAACAGGTAAGACGTTTCCTGCTGCAGTTTATTCGTGCATTTAGCAACTTCCAAGTTGAATATGGCAAGGATCGCGATGGTAATACTACACTGGTTACAGTTCCTGTTCGTTACGGTGATGCTACAAGACAGGTGAGTAGTATACTGCGCAACAACAGTGAAAATGCTGTTATCCCTACACCAATGATGAGTGCATATGTTACAGCAATGGAATATTCAAGAGAACGTGTGCAAGAACCTTATTGGGTAGACAAAAAACACATTCGCATGCGTAAATATGATCAGGACACTGGGCAGTACACAACATCACAAGGCAATGCTTTTACAGTAGAACGATTGATGCCTGTGCCATATGATCTAAGCATGAATTTGGACATCTGGACATCGAACACCACACAAAAATTACAGTTGTTAGAGCAAATACTTGTGTTGTTTAATCCTAGTTTGGAAATACAATCAACAGACAACTATCTAGATTGGGGCAGTCTCAGTTACATTCAGTTAGAAAACACAACTTGGAGTAATCGTACTGTGCCTGTTGGCGTTGATGAAACCATAGACATTGCTACACTAAGTTTCAAAATGCCAATATGGCTAAGTGCACCAAGCAAAGTTAAAAAACTAGGTGTTGTAACTAAAATTGTTGCCAGCATATATGATGATAACGGTGGTATAGCAGACGGAGTGATAGACGGACAGATACTAATGGGAGAACGTATGAAGTTTACTCCTATGAACTTTGGTATACTGATGTTGGGCAACACCATACAAATATTAGATAGAAACGAAACAGTTACAAACAAAGTAAATGGTAGCATACTAAACGATCCACCAGAAAAAATTGGCACAGATGATATAACATGGAAGGCACTTGTAAATCAATACGGAGAACTGCAAGCAGGTGTTAGCCAGGTTCGGTTAGAAACACCAGTAGGAGAAGTGGTTGGCACAGTTGCTTTTCATCCAACCAATGATTATCAATTGTTGTTTACTGTAGACACAGACACAATACCCACAAATGATCTAGATCCTGTTGACAAGGTAATAAACCCACTTAAGGTTGCACCTGGTGCAGGACTACCTGCAAATGCAACAGGACAAAGATATATCATACTAAACAGCATTGGCGATACAGACAACGCCGATGGTCCAGATGCTTGGAAAGATGATGTGGGCAATGATTTTTATGCAAGTGCAAACGACATCATAGAATATGATGGTGTGCGTTGGAACGTGGTATTTGACAGTAGTACCGAAACGGGTGTACACTATGTAACTAATACCACATCAGGAATTCAATATAGATGGACTGGCTCAACTTGGGTCAAGTCTTGGGAAGGCGAATATCAAGCAGGCGAATGGAGCATCGTAATCTAAACCGCAGTGTTGGCACACTGTTTTACGCTATAGAAACACAACGCTATATGTTTTTATTAAGAAGTGCTCGTAATCACGACAGCACTTGGGGGTTCTGTAGCGGAAAAGTTGAAGTAGGCGAAAGTGATATACAAGCACTAGAACGTGAAATTATTGAGGAACTTGGTTTTCAACCCAATGTTACCAAACACATTCCTGTTGAAACATTTACAAACAGTCGAAAAGGATTTACTTTTCAGACCTATGTGAGCATTGTTGGGCAAGAATTTGTGCCTAACTTAAACAAAGAAAACAAGGGTTATGCTTGGACTGTGATAGAAAATTATCCCAAGCCACTTCATCCAGGTGTATACAATACACTAAACGCTGATGAAATTATGGCTAAATTTAAAACTGTTCAGTCTATCTGGCAATAGCACCTAGTTGTGCTTCACTGATGTAGTGACTATAATCTATTTGTCTAAAGTTTTTACACCAATCTAATTCGTCTGGGTATCTACTGTTGTTAATAGTAGACACACGCACAAATTCTGTATCAGGATACATGTTGATTAATCTTACTAATGTGTCAGTAAATTTATTGTTCTGACCTTCAATTTCTTTTATGTTTGTGTATAATTGGTGTTGATCAAAATAAACATTTTCATTGCCTTGGTTATACCAATCAAATCCTAAAAGATATAAAGTCTTGTGTCCGTCTGCTGCAGCAACATGGGCCGCTAGTACGCCTGTTGGAGCATTATAATAATGTGGATACAGATGGAAAACACCAGGGTTAGCAAGGATATGTCTAGCGTTACTATAAACAATGTTGTCTTCGCAATAGCCACTGGCTGCTATTTCTGCACAAAGTTGTTTTTGAAATACAAGTAAAAAAGTTGGACTAAAATCTTTGTAAAGAAGATTGCATCCATAACTTTGCCCTACACTGCGCACTCCACCTTCTCCGCCAACTTGACCAGTTAGTAGAGTTAAATCAAAATTTTTCCTGCTAGGACCATTGCCAATGATGTGTGCTGTAAGATTGTCGGGTTCGTTGAGTATGCTTTTTGCAATCCAAATACGGTTTTCTTCTTTGTTTGCATCACGCCAACTAGTAGATTGTACAACAATCTCACCTTCATAATCAGCCGTGTAATAGTGTTGCATTATATAACACCGACTGCTACTTCAATAAGTTCTTCTTTATTTGATGTTTTGTTTACTAATGATTTACCAATTACACTTCCATAGCGAGGATCTCCCTCTTCACGCCAGGCTTCTGCACAGCCTGGTACACTACTTGAAATCATTAGATCACCTTTGTGAACTTCTCCAACCACTCTACATGGCACACGCCCTTGTAATGCAACATAAGGCGCATGATCAACTTGATCTGGCAAGTCCATGTTCATTTTAAACGCAGGTTTTTCACTTACTACGCCTGCTTTGCGTCTGTCCATTTTTGTAGTTGATTGTGTAACTTCTTTTTCTCCGCCAAATATTAATACTGTTCCTAGAGCATATTCTGCATCTGCTTCATAACTTTCCGCTAAGTCAGCGTATTTTGCACTAGAAGCCACACCGTTGAAGTTTACTGCCGAAACATCGGCTCTAAATTCCCAGTCATTGCTATTATATCGATTTCTAGCAGTCCAATAGTCAGTTCCTGCTTCTTTTCTCCACAATGTAATATAATCAGCTCCTGCCCCGGTTGTTGACGGACTATTGTCTCCATTATACTCAATGCCGCCGCCATATGTACTACTTTGACCAACATAAACTCTTCCAGTGCCTTGAGAGTTACCATAAATTTCTATGGTTGATGCGCCTGTGTCGTCTGATAATATGGTTAATGTTGTGTTTACTCCAGCATCTATTGTATCACTTTGGTCACTCCTCAAGAAACTTGCTGATGAAATGCCATCAAGTGTGTCAGCATCTAGTCCAGAACCAGCGCCGTCGTTGCCAGCGTGCCATATAACATTGCCACCAATAGTAGGAGATCCACCGTCGTAAACTTCTAGCTCATTAGTACCATTGTTACCACCACCACGAATTTTAACAGATGAACCATCTTTAGCAGAAACATAAGTGTTGCCATCTGACAGACCAGAAATAATCATGTAGTCATTAGAACCTGACATATAACTGGTCTTCATGCCTACATAATCAGTGCTTGATGAAAAAGCGTCATCGCCTAAGATAAGGTTGCCCCCATCAGCCTGTAGGTCATCGAAAGTGTGCGTGCCTGTTGCTGTATCACTAACATCACTTCTTAAGAAACTTGCTGAACTAATACCGTCAAGCAAATCAGCATCAAGTCCTGAACCAGCGCCGTCTACAGTTTTAATCTTGGTTAAAACGTCAGCAGCGGTGTAACTTGATGAAGCAAGTTTAGCGTTTAACTGGGTCTGGATGTTTGAAGTAACACCATCAACATAGTTTATTTCTGCTGTAGTAGCAGTCACACCATCTAGGATATTAATCTCTGCGGCTGTTGCTGTAACACCATCTAGGATATTAATC